GATTATCTCCATCAGATGTAAATACAAAGTCTTCTACTAAACAAGGTATTGATTTAACTGTACCATCATAAACAAAGAATCCACCTTCTCCTGACATCCAATAAACAGCACCATTAGAATAACTTAATGCGTGTTGAGATATCAATCCGCAGTTTGTACCAACCTGTCTAACTGAAAATGTAAATGGTGGTCCTACGAATTGAATTACATAAGCTGCTGAATCAGTTAATACGAATACATAATCTTTACCAGATATTGCTCCTACAATCTTGTTCCCCGCATCTAGTCTAAACGTACCAGCTGTGTTTGTAGCTGTTGGCGTGTATGTATTATAATCTTCCTGATTCGAGAATCTAATGAACATTGGATCTTGTGTTAATGTATTTCCAATAGTTGTTTCAGTTCCAAAATGAAATAAATGTCTATCTCTATCTGACACTAAAGTTAATCTAGATGCTGTTGGCGCACCTGACATAATAGTTGCTCTAATTGTTCTTGGATTCACAGCTCCTGCATCCCAAGTAAATGTTCTGCCATCTGCAATCGTTGCAATTAATATTTGTCCAAAGTTATCTAAAGACCATTGTCCTGGAGATAAAATAACATCTGATACTGTTCTAGCTGTTCCCCAAGTTGAGTCACCCCATAAATAAGTACCCCAACCATAACCAGGAGTTTGAAACGCGGGACCAACTGCTACGTATGGATTAACAGATACAGATCCTTGTGCTGACATTCCTGAACCTGTTTCATTTGATGCCATAGTAACTGTAAATGAATTTGCATTTGGCACTGTAATGACTTCATAAGCAATGTCATCAAAATCAGCTGTTGTATATCCTGTCTCTCCTCCACCAGGTAATGATGTAGAACTAAATGTAAAGTAATCTCCAACCTCTAATAAATGAGATGTTTTGTTAACCGTTACTGTTGCTGAACCTGTTGTAGATGAAAATGTGCAAGATGTAATAGCTGCTTCTAATGGTGTAATGTCATAAAAGGCATCACCATAAAATAAAAATAATCCTTTGTGTGTTCCAATGGCTGCGTACTTTTCGCCACTAATTGCTGCCCACGTGTGCTGGGCTCGCGCGGCTCCAGGCAATGTTTTATTAGCTACAGTTAGCTGTGTCCAACCACCTATTTTTTCAGGTAAGCCATATCTGAAACGAACAAAATCACCATCAATCCATTCGCCTTCTGCTCCTGATGCTGTAGTTTGTTTATTGAATCCTGGTTTGAAACCTAGTTTTTTTAAAGCCATAATAAACCATTATACTATTTTTTGGCCAAAAATATAGTCCATTCTAGCTTAGATATCAAATCATTAGTTATATTGTTTTTATGTTATATGAGCTTGAGAATCTCCATTTCCCCCTATATTCCCAATAGGTAAAAAATTAAAAGCTAAAGATATTCTTTCTTCATTAGATTTATTTTGTAAAATTTTATGGTGCATTTCACTTGGAAAAAAAATAATATCTCCAACAATAGGTTTTATTGTGTAATCTCTAGCATTTAAATTATCATATTTAGTGGCTTCTAATTTAAACCTAAAATTTTCATAATTATTAAAATTAATACCCCCAGAATTTTCATTTACTTTTAAATATAAACAACCACTAAACATACAATTATTATGATTATGATAATTAGACTCTTGATTTGAATTACTTTTTGTAAACCAAGAAGTAGTCATTTTAAATTTATTCTTTTTGTAATTTAAAGTTTCATAAGCATATTCATAAAATTCTTTCATAATTTGTTTTTTTAAATTTTTATATTTAGCTTGATCTAAAACTTTTTTATTTGTTGAAGCTAGGGATAAATATTTTTTATCCTGGTCTTCAAGTCCGCCTGAAATAGAATTCTTTTCATTAATTAAATCTATTATTTTTTTACAATTAATTTTTGTGTTTTTTAAATAAACTACTTTAGAAAATAATAATAAAACTTTTTTATTGTTTTGAATAATGTTCATTATGTTATTTTTTATTTAAAAAAATGGTCCATTCTAATTTAGATATTAAATCATTTACATAGACTTTATTTAATTTATTTTTTTTTATGTACTTATGAAGTTCTTCTAAATCTAAAATAACCCATTGATCTTTTATTTCTAAAACCATTTTATCTGCTTTAGAATCTAACCTACCTTTTTGAGCAGAGGTTCCATCAGACAAAGCAAACATATCTCTTACATCAAATTTATAAAAAGCATTTTGACCTTTTATGATACCCGCGATATTCCAAGATGTTTTATTTTTGGGGTATTCTATGGATTCTAAATATTTAGAAAATCTATCTACAATCATTTAAAATAATTTAAATTTATAACAATTCTTTGTTTGGAATCAGTGCAAGTAGAACCTGTGTGTTCTAATTTACTATCAAATTCTATATATTTATTTTGTTCACTTTTTATAATAGTACCATTTTTAAATTTAGTATAACCATTATTAGTGTTTACATAAAAAATTCCTGTCATTAATTGATTAGGTGAATAAAAATCTATGTGCATTCCGTGTTCAATGTTTTTTTCTGTCCTAGTTAACAAATTAGCTTTGGCTCTAACTAATGTTAACCATTCTATCTTTTCTTTAAATAACTCAACAATTTTTAATTGATTAGAAAAAAATTGATCGTTGTCATAAAAAGTATGTACAAATTGATAATTATTTTTTTCTTTTTCATTAAAGGGTTTATTTAAAACATTATTAAAAAACCAAGGAAAATTTGATGATATTAAAATTGATTTTAAATAATTAAAATCTTCTTTTTTTAAAAAATTTTTATAAACTTTCATTATATTTTTATATAGTGTTTATCCGTTATTAACACATTAGGATCAGTGACAATATCAAAAGCTAAAGTTATTCTTTCTTTTTCTGTATTGTGTTCATCTGTGTAGTGAGGAAGATGTCCTTGAAACATTGTTATTTTACCTATTTCATTTTTACTTTTATAAGTATATGCAATATCTAATTGTTGTACAGGATTTACATAATAAGTAGAAGTGTTATCACATTGCACACAAATATGTCCTCCTAAATATATATTTGGAGTATAACCGTGAGAATGGCATTTTATTTTTTCTCCTTTATTCATAATGTTTACCCAACATTGGATATAGATTTCTTCAGGTACAGGAAGATTTAATTGATTTAATGCTTCGTTGTGAAGCATTCTTATTGCTTTTTTTATTAAAACAATGTTTTTATTTTTCCAATTTAACACATTATAATGTTTAAATCTGGCTGTAGTGCTGTTATTACCAAGACCAGTTAAACCATCTGATTGTCTTGTACTATCAAAAGATGTCGGTAACTTTAATATATCTTTTTTCTTTTTTAGAAGAAATTTAGATAAAGATTTAAAATCTATTTTTTTTAAATAACTTTCAAAAATAAAATAATTCCATTCTAAAGAAAATGGGTTTTGTTTTTCTTCATTTTTAAAATGAATTATTTTAATGTTTTTATCTAAGTTTTGGACCATTTAAAAATATAGTTAATGATTTTCTTATTCCTTTTGTAACTGGTTTTACTGTATGTCTCATATATGATTTAAACATCAGTAAACTTCCTGGTTTTTTAAAATCAAAAATTTCATAAGTATTTCCGTCTTGTAAATAAAAATCTCCTCCTTCGTATGCTTTTTCTGACAAATTAATTAAAAGAGTTAATTTAATATCTGTAAATGGAAGCATACTTTTATCTACGTGCCAATCATAGTTTCCATTTGTTTTTGAATCATAAACATTAAATAAACAAAGAACTCTGTCATTTAATGAATGTAAGTCATACCCAAACATTTCTGAATTTACTTGATACGAATATTCAACTATATTTGAAATATATTTTTTTATTTTACTATATTCAATTCTGTATGTAGTTGTATTTTTTACAATTTCTTCTTTTAAATTTTTTCCTTTATATAAATCAGGTTCTAAATCAGAATAATTATTTAAAATAAACTTGTTTAACTTTTTTATATCTTTTAATTTTAAAATATTTTTATGGATCCAATAAGAAATTTCCATATTTTTTAAAATGCCCAAGATACAAAAGAATATCTTTCTCCTTTAATAACAGGATCAACTTTATGGGGATATAAAAAACTAGATGGGAAAATCAAGATATCCCCTTCTTCTAAAGTAATTTTTGTATCATTAAACATAATAAAATCTCCACCTTTGTAATTTTTATTTAAATTTCCTACAACACTAAGTATGGGAACACCTTTGTATTTACCATTAAAAATAGAATGAATATGGTCACAATGTTCTGCCATCTTTGATTTATTTTTACTTGAATATTTATTATATCTTAATGGAGTGTAATGTTTCCAAGAATTAAACCACGGCATATTTAATAACTTTATATATTCATATATGGCTTTATCAGTAATATCTGTTAAAATTTTATTGGTTGATAATAAAAGGTATTTAGTAGATAATTCTTGGTCACCAGATCTTTTTTCAGTAACTTGATGTATATTATTATAAAAAGTATGTGTTTCCCAATTTTTTTGTTTTTTTAATTCAGAAACTGATTTTTTACAAACCTTAGTTGGAATTACTTTACTAAATTTAACGACATATTCATTTAAATTTTTTATCATAATTTTAAAAGAGCTAGTTTATCTTTATCCCCAATGTCTCCTTTTAACCAAGTATTAAAAGCTAAACTTATTCTAGTATTATCTCCTTGTTTAAAATCAACTCGATGTTCTAAATAAGAAGGAAATAAAATTAAGTCGTATGTACCTACCGAAAAAATCCATTCTGAAGAATTATAATAATTAATCTCTTGTAGGGTAGGATCTAGAGAATGAGTTTTTGTTAAAGGTTTATATGTATGTATTTTATCATAATTAAAATCAGCATTAAGATAAAACACTCCTGATATAAAACTATTTGGATGTGAGTGTTTGTGGTGATATTCATTATTATTAGTAATGTTAAACCAAGATTGGGTTACATAAGGTTTTATAGTTGATTGATATTTCATTACATTAAAAATGTAATCCTTAACAAAAAACAATAGTTGATTCTTAAAATTTTTAAGATATTTATTTTCTAATACATAAGAATCAATAGAAAGTTTGTTTCCTTCGTTTTTTTTTAATTTTTTTAAATAATTATTTATAATTAAATTTTGTTTTTTATTAAAATTTGGGTTTATACGTGTTTTGTATACTGTTACAGGAAATATACAGTGTACTTCAACTTTAGTTTCTATTTTTTTATTCATTTCTGTTTAAACTATTATATCTTTATTAAGTATATTAATCAACTATTATGGAATCCATATATCCCAATTTTGTATATCTTCTTTCCAATAATAAACCTTCGCCCCTTGTTCTAATGTTATACCTCTTTTAATGTCATCAGCTGGATACTCTACTGGTGCTTTCCATTGACAAGTATTTTCATCTAAAATCCAAGATGGATAAGGTTTAGGTTCTATAAAAGCATCTCTAGTTGCATCATAAGTATGACCAAGTCCAGGAAAATTTTTTCTTATGTTTCTATTGTAGGAAGCTTGAACCCAAACTGAATTAGGTTCTTTGTATAATTCTTTTAAAAAAGTTTTTCCTTTTTCTTCTGATTCTGTTCCATCACCATTAGCAATAATTTCATTGGCTACTTTTACGCAATCAATTACAATATTATTGTCATCTAGTTTTGCAAAATATGCCATTATGCTGTGTAACTCCCTGAACCTGTAAATTTAACTACTTTATAATCTCCATCGGTTGTTACTGTTGGACTTCCAGTAGTTGTTCCTGAATAACTTGCTGTTGGTATTCTTAAAATTACTACTCCAGAACCTCCATAAGCTCTTCTTGTTTGACCATCATTTCCTGCTCCGCCGCCAAGACCATCAACTCCATCTCCAACAGGGCCAGGGCCATAAGGGCCTCCAATACCACCACCACCTTGACCTCCTGCAACAGAACCGCTTCCTCCAGGATACCATTGACCAGAACCTCCTCCAGCATAATAAGTCGGAGTTCCTGTAATATTAGAAGTTGAACCATCTGCTCCTTTAGCCGCAACAGAATTACTAGCATTTGGGCCATTTTGTGCAAGGGGGCCTCCGCCTCCACCTCCACCTCCAGCTAAAATAGTATAATAACCTCCTGATGGATAAGGATAAGTTGGATTTCCATTTCCGCCATTTGTACCTTGAGAAGGTGATAAAATAGGAGTATTTCCTGCACCTCCTAAATATCCTGCGCCAAAAACAGGTGGGTCGTATTGAGCACCACCGCCTCCGCCAGCTCCGCCAGTTCGACCATTTTCTGATAAACCTCCTGCAGTTCCTCCGCCAGCTGCTACAACATTTAAATCTCCTCCAGAAATTGATGAATCTGATCCTTTAATTGCAGGAGATACTCCTCCAGCTCCTACAGTTACTGTGTATGATGTACCTTTTGCAACTTCTGTAGTTGACTCAATAAGGCCTCCGCCTCCAGCGCCTCCCGCTGCATTACTATTTCCTGCTCCGCCGCCAGCAACAACTAAATATGTAATTTCGTATTTGGCCGCACCCTTACGTTGACCAAAGCCTCCTGCTGATCCGCCTCCGATAGAACCTATAATTGGCATCTTTCTCTAATCCTCCTATTATGCAAATTGCGTTTGCGCAGCTAACACTGTGAAAGTAGAAGCTGCAGTTTTAATTGCAGTGTATGTGTAAACATCATTTGATGTAACGTTTCCAGCTGTAGGGGCTGCGCCACCTTGCCAAACTGGAGTTACTCCTGTTCCATCAACTTTTACTGTTGTGTTATAGTACGCTGTTGCGTTTTGCTTAGAAATATATGCTACTGTTACAGACTCACCTACATCCATAGTTGAATCTAAAGAAGCAGAACC